TGCCTGCCGGCTGGTATACCGCAACCATTAACAAAGCTGAAGTAAAAAATACCAAGAGTGGAACCGGCCAATACATTGCCATTCGTTATGACATCACTGGCCCAACTCATCAGGGTCGTGTGGTGTTCGGCAATTTGAACATTAAGAACGATAACGTCAAAGCTGCTGAGATTGGACGCCAGCAGTTGGGTGAAGTCATGCGTGCTATTGGACTGACTCGTGTGACTGACACTGACCAATTGATTGGTGGACAACTGTCCATCAAACTGGCTGTTAAGAATGACGCGCAGTATGGTGATAGCAATGAACTTAAAGGCTTTAAAGCATCCGGTTCTGCTCCTGCTTTCCGTGCTGCTGAAAGTAGTGCAGTTCCTTTGCCCCACTTTTTGGCATCTTCTCCACCAGCTTCACCTGGCGCAGCTTCCAAAGCATCACCACCCTGGGGCAAAAAATGAGCTACGCTGATTACGAGATGCGTATTGTCCAATGGGCGGAAGCCCGGCAGATTATCCCCAACAGTACACCAGAAGTTCAATTGCTTAAAGCAATTAGTGAGATGGGTGAACTGGCTAATGCCACCATTAAAGGTAATCGCTTAGATGTCATGGATGGCGTTGGTGATGTCATGGTATGCCTTATCAATTATTGCGCTTTGCAAGACATTAACTTGGTGGACTGCATGGAACTGGCATACAGCCAGATCAAAGACCGTAAGGGCACTTTGCTGCCCAATGGTGTGTTTGTTAAAGAGTAAATAAATGGGGGGGAAAGCGGATGCTGTGAACGATCGCGGAACTCGGTACGGTGAGTTCGGACAACGGCGCAGACGCAGCGAGTACCCCCACCTAATTGGTAAAAATATGCAAATCCCAGAATCAAACCAAACTATTGCGGCACTGATTGATGCCGCACATGAGGCGCGTCAAGAAAAACCTCGGGCACACCTTGGTGCTTCTTTGCTGGGCCACGGTTGTGACCGCTGGTTATGGTTGTCGTTTCGCTGGGCTGTGCAGGAGAAGTTCAAGGGACGCATCCTGCGACTGTTTCGCCGTGGTCACATGGAAGAATCAACCATTGTGTCTGACTTGAGAGCAGCCAACATTGATATTCGCCAGGTAAACAATGAACAAGCGCGTGTTGATTTTGGTTCGCATGTGTCTGGATCGCTTGACGGCATCATTGAAAAGGGTGTGCCGGGTGCCACCAAGACTCGCCATGTGGCTGAATTCAAAACGCATTCTAAAAAATCGTTTGATGATCTAATAAAAAAAGGCGTGGAAAAGTCCAAGCCAATGCACTATGTCCAGATGCAAGTGTACATGCGTGGCACAACTTTGGATCGTGCGTTATATGTTGCTATCTGCAAGGATGATGACCGCATTTACACAGAGCGTGTCGAGTACGTTTCAGAAATCGCCATTAAGGCAATTGACCGCGGCCACCGCATTGCTTTGTCTGACCGTATGCCTGAGCCAATGAGTGCAGACCCGACATGGTACGAGTGTTTGTATTGCCCAGGTCACGACATGTGCTTTGAGTCAAAGACCACCAAGCATGTGAACTGCCGTACCTGTGCCCACGCCACGCCATTGTCTGACTCAACCTGGCACTGCGCCAAGTGGGACGATGTGATACCCGTTGATGCCCAGCACGATGGCTGCGACCACCATGTGATCCACCCAGACCTGGTGCCGTGGCAACGCATGGAAGGGCCAGACCAGTGGACGGCACGTTACAAGATCAATGGCAAAGAAGTCAACAACGGTGAGCCATCGTTCGATGTCTACGGCAGCAAGGAATTGATTGCCAATCCAGCCGCCTGCACCAGTGGTGATCCATTCATGGATGAGATGCGTAAAGACTTTGGTGGAAGGATCGTTGGGTGATGAAATGCTAAATAAGCAAAATTTTCAATGTGTGATTTGCAGCATTAACATTAAAAACGGCTATCACGTTGACCATTGCCATTCAACAGGAAAAGTGAGGAATTTGCTTTGTCAAAAGTGCAACCAAGCAATTGGATTACTGCAAGAGAGTGAATCTCTGTTTTTCAAAGCTGCTGAATACATCAAGGAACACAATGCAATTGCGTGAATATCAAAGCCGTGCATTGGAAATGCTTTATGCGTGGTTTGAAAAGAACGCGACTGGCCATCCCGTGCTAAATATGCCTGGTGGGTCAGGCAAGTCAGTAGTAATTGCCTCGCTGGCAAAAGATGCGCTGCAAAATTGGCCGGAAACGCGCATTTTGATGCTGGTGCATTCCAAGGAATTGATTTTGCAAAACGCTGACAAGCTGCGAAAACTGTGGCCTGGTGCACCTCTTGGCATTTACAGCGCCAGCGTGGGAAAACGCCAGCTTGAGGAACCTATTACATATGCTGGTATTGGTTCTGTAGCAAAACGCGCCAAGGAGATCGGACATATTGATTTATGCATCATTGACGAAGTACATGCAGTCTCAACTACTGAAAGTGGCATTTACAGAAAACTGATCTCCGACCTGATGGAAATTAATCCGGCAATGCGAATTGTAGGATTAAGCGCAAGCCCATATCGGCTTGGACAAGGTTTAATAACAGAAGGGCCAACCGCGATCTTTTCCGAGATTCTGGAGCCAGTGGGCATTGAAGAATTGGTTTTTAAAACTCATCTTGTTCCGCTTAGGTCAAAAATCACCAAACACAAGCTGGATACGGACGGGCTGCACAAGCGCCAAGGGGAATATATTGCATCTGAAATGGAAGCAAAATTCAACACCGATGACCATAACAACGCCGTGGCGCAAGAAATTATTGAAATTGCAGAAAGTCGTAAGCATTGGTTGATTTTTTGTTCTGGTGTGGCTCATTCAGAAGCGATGGCTGAGTGTTTACGTTCTGCTGGTATTGCTGCTGAGGCGTTGGACGCAACACACAGTAAAGCAGAACGAGAGCGCAAGCTGGTCGACTTTGAATCTGGCAAATTGCGTGCCTTGTGCAATGTTGGAATTTTGACCACTGGTTATGATTTTCCTGCGTTGGATTGCATTGCATTCTTACGATCTACGATGTCTCCAGGTCTTTATCTACAAATGGCAGTGCGAGGCATGAGACCACATTTTGGCAAAACTGATTGCCTAGTGCTGGACTTTGCCGGTGTGGTATTGACGCATGGCCCCATCACCAACGTGCAGCCCCCAAAGAAAAATGGCGAGGGCAACGGCGAGGCACCGATTAAGGTCTGCGATAACTGCCAAGAAATTTGCGCCATTTCTGTCAAGGTGTGCCCGGCTTGCGGTATGCCATTTCCTGCGTCAGAACCGGCAAAGCTGGCGCTGCGTCACGATGACATTATGGGATTGCAAGGCACCGACCTAGAAGTTACCGCATGGAGTTGGCGTGTTCACACCAGTCGAACCAGTGGCAATGAGATGTTGGCGGTAACCTACTATGGTGGCCTGAGTGATGTCCCCATCACTGAATACCTAGTGGTGCTGAATCAGGGCTATGCCGGTGACAAGGCACAGCAAATGCTGATTGCACTTGCCACCAAATCACAAGCGAGTCTGATGGGTGCAAACTCGTTGTTCTTGATGGTTGAGGCCATGAATAAATCAGTGCCACCAAGCAGCATTGAGTTTAAGAAAGACGGCAAATTTTTCAGAGTAATTAACCGGAGTTGGAAATGACAGAAAAAATACCATCAGAACATTATGAGCAGGCTGTGCTTGTCAGTTGGTTCAGGCGCAACTACGCTGGTGTTCGCATCTTCGCAATACCTAATGGAGGGGCCAGGAGCATCACTACAGCCGCTGCGCTGAAGGTGGAAGGGGTAAGTGCTGGTGTACCTGATCTATGCGTCCCAGCTTGGGGCATGTGGATAGAGATGAAGCGCGTGAAAGGTGGCGTGGTCAGCAAGGAACAGAAGGACTGGATTGAATACTTAGAAAGTGTTGGGCAGTGTGTTATAGTGGGAAAAGGTGCGGAACACGCAAAGATTCAAATCAAGGAACACCATGAAAAACGAAATCAAGAATAAATTTGTCACCTTACGACTGCCAGAAAGCGTAATGTCTGCATTGCGCCAGCAAGCAGCCGCTGAAGCCAGAACTTTGCAGGGTCAAATCTTGTATTGCTTGCAACAAGCGTTGCCAAAGAAGGTAAACTAAAGCCGCAGTTGCTTCTCCCTTCAACAGACCGTCCATGTGACGGTCTTTTTTTTCACTAATTTGTGAAGATTCGTGTTGCATCGTGTTCATCTGTGGTACATTAATTCATCGCAACAACAAATTGGAGAACGAAATGACACGATTTACAGAGAAAACAGTTCGTACAGATGGTCAATGGTTAAAAATCAGCCGCGACAACACCAAACGCACATTTACTTTTGCCCGTGGCTACGCAGGCCAGTACACAGCCAACGAAATTGAAATTTTGTCTTTCAAATGGATTGCCAACTGGACGGAAGCACTTGCCCGTGCCAACAGCACTTTGGCAGATTACCGTTAAAAAGAAAAAACCATGATGCACCCCATCGAAACCCTAACTTTTGACCTGCTCCAAGGCAAATGCCCAACAGCAAGTCAGATCGCCAACCTGTGCTACGCGCTTCATTTTGCAATGGTAAATGCAAATACAGAAGAAATGACCTGGCTTGAAGTGTCCTTTGAAGACATGGGTGATCACATGATCAAAGCCATTAAAAACTCAACAACAGAAGAATAATCATGCGCGAACACTACACACCACCCGCACATCACCGCATTGGAAAACGCGCCCAGGCAATGGCCGACTACCTCACCGCCCTGGCTGTTGGCCTGGCTTTAACCATCTTGGCCTTGGCTTACTTTGACATTCTTTAAGGACTGTAATGAAGACAAACA